AGTGGCCATGACGAACCACTGTCCTTCGACCCACAGGTAAGCATACTCGATACCGTAGTGCTCGGCACACTCACCAAGGAACTCTTCGATCGATCCGAAAATCATCGGCTCTTCATCCTTGTGGACAGAATTCTCGACCGACTTACTGATCGTCTCGTACAGACCCGAAAGGTACCCGACCGACGCGGCTGCCTCGGCGGCAAATGAGTTATTGTAATTGGTGGCCAGCTCGTTGCCAACACCCTCGATGTACCCGTCATAGTGACAGTACGTGGCGACCACTTGGCCAGTTGAATCGTCGTAGTAACCGATATAAGCATTAGTAGACATTTTGAAACCTCTCTTTCTCTCTGTTTTCTCTCAATCAACACATGTAGTGTACTAAACGTGGATGGGGATGTCAATCCCCATCTGCACACATGCCGGCAGCAATCCCCGATTCGCGGAATGATTGGGCAATGGCTTCACCCATTCCGATCTCACGGCCCGATGCATTGTCATATCCGACATAGATCAGGACACCCGAGTCATTCGGACGAGGAGTCAGACGAAAACCAGCAGACTGGAGCGTCTTGGCAGCCTTGGAGTTCTTGCGCAGGGCCTTGTACCCCACAAAGACGTACACGCGACCACACCCAGATGCACGACCCATTTGTGCTGAGTCACCAGCATCCCGAGCAGCAACGGCAGCAGCATACAGATCAGACTGGTTCATCTGCATGGCGTTTTCGATGCGATTAGAATCAAACATATCGGAACCTCTCTCTCTAACCAAACAACACGTGTAGTGTACCAAACAATGAGACCGGGATCAAGCCCGGATCTCATCAAGTACGATGTCTCGAACCATCTCGCGATCAACAGAGTCGCCGATAAACTCGACATCCTTGTTGCGTTTATGGATCTTAATCGCTTTTTTCACTTCACTCTCTCGAAATTTGTACTCAGAGTACATGCCACCAAGGCCATAAAAAGAAAGTACGTAGTTGACAAACTCTTGCACATTGACGTTCATAGGTAACCTCTCTCTATCTCTAACCAAACAACACGTGTAGTGTACTAATAGTTTGCACGACCTGTCAACCCCCCAAACATATAAATAGACAAATAAATCAAATCTTTTGCCCGACAAGGATCGTTCACCCAGTCATGTGTATTATCGCCGCTAAAAAGTTCCCGGGAGTTGGTTGGATCGGAGTCAAGAACCGTGATCGCAACTATGTCCCGACGATTCGTATTGTTCAGTCGAATCGAAACGGTGTTCAGCGACTGTACATCGATGACGATGATACCCGGTACACCGAGGGTCTAAACGAGTATGGTGTGTGTATTCTCTCTGCATCACTGTCGGTCAAGAGCGATGAGAAAGAGCGCGAAAAGACATCGGCATCTGATCGGCCCGACAATTACATGAGCCCCGATGGCAAAAAGATTCGGGATGCACTGTACGAAAGAACACCCAAGAAGGCGATCGAGAATCTGATCAAATCCGAGCTGACGGGATGTACACTGGTCTTTGATAAAGACGATTGTTATATGCTCGAGGCAGGACGCGTGATCGAGTACACGCAAAACGGCGATAGAAAAAAAGGTCCGTTTGATCATAAGGTCATCGAGGTAAAGGACTCGATGATCGCGCGCGCGAACCATGGTGTACTACTACCTCAGTATGGGTACGAGAAAAACTCCGATGACCCGGAAAAGAAACGGGCACGAAAATCATCGGAGTTCAGACAGGCGGTCGCACAAGACGAAGCAAAAAAGATTCGAGACCCGATGAAGATGCTCGATGCCGTATCGGTCGTGCGAACCGAGCGGGGTGATGTCGCGTACATGAACCCGATCCGCACCGGTGATCCAAAGAAAAAAGAGATGCTCACGACAGGTCAGTTAATGTTAGTGCCGGCAGAACGAACGATGCACTACCGTCCGATCCATTCGGATATTGAGTTTAGTTACACGAAACTAAACAATCGTGACTCCAAGACATTTTTTGAGATCGTGTCGAACCGCAGATTGCTTGGGTTCAAGGAGTTTCTCAAAAAGTAAAAAACCCCTGCTACTGGCAGAGGTCCTCATATTTTGTCGTATGGACGCGATGCTTGCTTTTATCAAGACCAGTATCTTTATCGGTCTTTTTCTTGCGAAACAGATTTTTAATCTTACTAATCATCTTTTTTACTCCTCGAAAATTGGTGGGGATACAAGGACTCGAACCTTGAACCTGCTGATTAAGAGTCAGTTGCTCTACCAATTGAGCTATATCCCCGAATAAAATGGCGCGAGAGAGGGAGAGAGAGCTGGAGGTAGAGAGAACCTCTCCCGCGCCGAACTGGTACTACGCGTACGTATTGTGTTTCCGGTATTTACACCCACCGTTACCGTTAAGGTCGACGAGTGGGGACCGACATTTGTTACACCAGTAACTCGTTATCGGCTTTTTCTTCCTCCGGTCAAACGTATGGACCATGTCGCAATTTTCGTTTGAACAGCCCCACTTGTATTTGCCGGCGACTAATTCTTTCACAGCACCACTCGCCTTTCGAGTCGCGGTAGGAGTAGCACCAACAACCTTGGCGATGTACTTCCAAACCTTACTGTGATCAGACCGACCCCGAAGGATAAAGTCAACGACATGAGCCAGCTCATGGAGCAGGGTGTCGATGTAGTCATTGTAATCGGTTTCCCGATATTGCTTGAGCATCCGAATTCGGTAGTACTGGTTTGATCGACTCATGATCGCCGCATCACCGAACCGGCGAGTAAACTTGCGCTCGACATAAGATGTGTTGGCCAGACCCTGAACGATTTCACGCATCTCGAGTTTGTTGTCTCGACGAACCTTGTTTATTTCATCAAGGGCATCGGCAAGACGATCGATCGTGCGAAGAAGAATACCCTCGCGCTCAAGGATCTGTAAGATCGTTGGGGTACCGACTTGACTAGGATAATTGTTCATAATACTCAATCTCTCTGTGGCTTCTCTCTCAATCAACCCGTGTATTATCTCAAATGATTATCCGTGTGTCAAACGATGGTTGTTTCATTATCGTCTTCGTCTTCGTCTGCCGTGTCAAGTGGATCAACCTTCTCGACCGATAGCACGACAGGGAGAGCGTTCACCAAGGTATCCGCATCCTCATCAGACGAAATAGAATATTCGACTCCCGGGTACTCGGCCTTCAACCAATTGACGGTCTCGACGGCATTGTCGATATCGACACCCTCGATGTACATCTCCGTGGGCATCAGGGCAACGACCCTGTACCGATTATTACTCATTAAATTCTCCATACTACATGCGGTAAAAGTAGTTTGACTTTTCGATCTTTTGGTAACTGTACCCGTTGATCTTGCGGGCAATGATCTTGGCCAGCCGGTCGTACACCTGCTCTTTTCGATCGGTCGCCGGCGACAGGATAAAGTACCCGGGCCGAACACGGTTTGCCCACCCCGAGATCCGGTTGACACATTCGCGCGTCAGGGCGAAGACATTGACACCAAAGTCTTCGTCACCCGTCAAGGCAAAGTCGTCGGGGTCATAGTCTTCCCATTTCTGGAAAGGATCATACTCCTCATACGCTTTCCGAATGTCACCGATACCGGGGACAAACCCGTCGACAAGGAGCAACGAGACCGATCCAGCGGGATACAAGACAAGTTTGTAATCAAAGGCCCCGATACTGAAGCTCTGAATTTCTGCGTACTTGTTCATTTGTCGGCTCTCTTTCTCACTAGATGTGTATTGTTACACAAAAAAAGAGGGGCGTCAACTCGCGTCAACCCCCCTCAAGCACCGACCGGATTGTGCTTTTATTATTACCCGGTCAATTCCTCTAAGTCAATGTACTCAAGATCTTCGGCGAGCTCATCAAAGAATACGGGGTTGTCAAACAGATACTGGATCATCGACTCGTCGAGTGAACCGATTTCCGTTTCCTCAGAGACCCGTCGAGGCTGATTACCCAGTGAGAACAGGCGCTTTGACAGGGCCTTTTCTTTATCGTCATCAGAACTAACTGGCTCAAACCCAAGCAGTTTCTTTAAATTATCGGGCAGATCGTCGTACCGCTTCTTACTCGCGGCCTTGGTTTTGGTGTCTCGCAGATTGTTGTAAATGTCATGGGCCGCACCCTTGTATGCCCATAACTTTTTGGTCGTAACCTGCAACTCGATTACCAGATTATCGATCATCAGGTCCATGTGGTGTGACCCATAATACCCAAACTCTTTGTCCTTCCCCTTGGCCTTGAACTCATACTCGGCGATCTGGCTCGAGTTCTTGCGGCGGAACTCATCGACAAACATTTGGGCCTGATCACTCGTGTCAAATAAAATCGCACCACGAACAATATCACCGATCGAAGTAAGAGACTTGCCCCGGTCAACGGCCTTGGATTGGATACTTTTTAGTGACTTGATCTGCGAAAGGACAGTTGGCTTACCGGGCATCTTGCGGAACTTAGACGAGTTAAGAAACTTCTTGACCGTCTTTTGAAACTTACCAAGACGCTCCTTTGCAATCGGGACAATTTCAGAATCATAAACGGCCTCGATTGCCCGGTACCCATCCTCATTGGACATAATTTTGAGCTCTTGGGCCGCCTTTTGGATCATTTTGTTGTTCTTTAGTGCCGGAGACATCGGTGCCTCGGACAGTAAATACGATCTAAAGGATTTCATTGGTAACCTTCTGTAAAAATATATTCACCATATTTATACCTTTACGAGTTTCTGGCTCATCTGGTTCACGCGATTCGACAGTTTTCGCATATTACGAATGTTGGAATCGGTCTCCATCATCGTTTGTACCTCGGAGCCACACTCATTACACACGGCATATTTGGCTTTGATCGTAAAAGATGCGCCATACGCAGGTCGAATGGTTGCCTTGTTGACTCTCTGGTGAAAGTAACCCTCGTCACAAAAGAAACATGGCATGTAATTATTGATCATTCGGATACCCTCTTGTGTTGATGTACTGGTCACCTCACTGATCAAATAATGTAATCATTACGACGGATTTTTAGTACTGATAATCTCCAAGGTAGTCGTCCATGTCCTCGTACACGTGTCGTTCGAGTTCATGGTTCTTTTGTTGCTTAAAGTATTTATTGTCTATGCGGCTCATTGCCGATCGTGGAGACTTTTGCTTGGCCTTCTTGTTGCGGCCATCATAACGCTTAAACTTTGCCATTACGATTACTCTTGTACCGTGTCCTCGGTTGTCAAAATGATAGTATCTTCGGTGATGTTGTCTGCATCAAATACAAGATCCGATATATCGAGTACCAGATCATTTGTATCAAAGACGTTTGATGTATCAATTGGTTCATCCATTTGAATGGAGGGGGCGCGTTTCTTTCGCGCCTCCTCCAGACTGTGTATATTACTTTTCTTCATCCTGATAATACTTCCTCTTTGACCGTCAAGTATTCTTTGACAATTCCCGATCGTACCACATCAGCGACCGTGAATTCAACCCCACCATGACAACTCATTTTACGCATGATTGTCATAAAATCATTGAGTCCATTCTTTCGTAGATCGGCCTGACGACCATCCCCGACAAAGACCATCTTACTGTTCTCGCCACACCGGGTCATGACCGTATCGATCTCCTGAAAGGATGCGTTTTGAACCTCGTCGAAAATGACGATCGTATGATCAAAGGTTTCGCCACGCATATATGATGTCGATTCAAAGTCAACGACCCCGATCTCTTTCATGTTTTCGTAGTTGTTGGATTTGTAATTGATCAGTTGATCGAAGATCGCGTAGTACGGGCGCTCGTACACCTGTTCCTTTTCCTCGAGTGTCCCGGGAAGATACCCGACCTCACGCGACGGGACAGCCGATCGAACAAGTTTAATCTGATTGTGATGCCGATTGGCAACAGACTGAAGTGCCAGATAACACGCCAAAAATGTTTTACCCGTGCCGGCAGATCCGAGTAGCGAGACGATATCGTAATTGTGAAAGGCGTGGAATGCCTCTTCTTGTTGGTGTGTAAGAGGCTGAATGGATAGTAGATCGTGGGGAGTGAGTTTCTTTTTCTTGATCGCTTGTTGCTGCATCAGAGTTGCTTACCCTTATGTCAGTTGTTGTAGTGGATTTGATTATTGAATATAAATCATCACACTCATAACAAAAAGCGATTAAACCTCCTTTTAATATGATTTAATGTTATTGATCTTGTATGTCTCCTTGACTCTGGATAGTGATTCGCGGAAACCATCTGATACGCGAAGGTTGGTACCGCGTTCATGCACGATAGTCGTCGGGGCAGTGATGACTTGCTGATACTCGGGGTGCTGGTCCAGAAACTCTTCCCGCTCTTGGATTGGCAGGTCGATTTCCAGAACTTTACCTGACTGCTTGTGGCGAAAATTATAAAGCGGCATTGGTCACGATCTCTTGTTGGTTGTGGTTCAATCAGGTTTTTTGATTTCTTACCTGTATATATGCAAAAAGAAATTTCGAGGTATCAGTCCCACAGGTTCTGGTAGTACTTGCCAAATAACTGGAACCCATTTTGGATTCGCTTGTGCGTATCCCTTAATCCCTTGGGATCGACACATTTGACGTCGAGCATGTCATCCCCAAAGTGATGGAATTGGTCCTCCCAATCATCATTGACTTTGCACTCGAATGCAAAGATCATCTCCCCCATCACCCATTTCCATCGATCAAGAGACTTATCATCGTACATCCCGGTCTTTTCGTTGTGCTCGATTTGCTCTTTCGATGGTCGAAGGTTCTTGGGAGCATCCTTAGGGTCTACAAAAAAGTATCCGTACGACGTATCTCGAAGCTGCTCGAGTACCGGGAGGATGACAAGTGCGAGAGTGTGGTCGGCACTCCATGTGTCCCACGGATCGATGTGAACTCGGATTTTTTGATAGCCGCGCCACTCGTTGAACTCATTGATCGTGTGATTCAAAAGCCACTGAACACCATCGAGTACCTTAATGATCACACGATCGATCGGGGTGTAATCCGCCTCACTGACTAAATCCCAGTCAACCCCGTGGTTGAGATTAAGCCACCAACTCTCGATACGCGAGGTCGTGTAATGATGTCGGTATTTTCCTATGTGTACTTTCACACGTATTCCTTTGTCGTATCGGTGTATTCGGTCGGCTCGACACCAATGATTCCACAGAAGTTATTCCACACATACTCGGCGTCATTGTTCTGACCGGGCCATCCTCGTGCCTCGTACAGTTTTCCGGATTGAGAGGTAAAGCTCATGTTCGATGAGTCAAAGTCCTGAATTGGAGAGCATACCCGACCCTCACCATTCACGACCCCACAGAGATGTCGAGTCGTAGATCCATCGTGTGTAACCTCCCGGACACTCCAATTGTCGATAATCACGTGAGATTCATTTTTCTGTGGTCGGTACAACATCATGTTCTCCTTTGCTAGTAGTCGAGATTGCTCAGAGCGGCGTCGATTTTTGCGTCGTCTGCGTCTCTTTGTACAGCTTCCTCGATCTCCTGTTCGATTCGCTCGACATCATCATTGGTCATCAACTCCTCGAGCCACCCAAGGATATTGCCCTTCTCGTCGACCAGCCGGAACTCATACTCCGGCGGTTCGGGTGGCTCACAATCACCAAAACCCCAACCCGTGATAATCATCGGGAGCCCGGGAGAATAATGGGTGACGTCGACAAAACATTCTGTGTCGGCCACTTCGGTTGCAAATGTGGTCATTTCATCACTCCTTTCGCTCATACATTACAGAAAAATCAACACCCATTGCAGGACAAATCGAAACATACTCGGGGAGCCGATTGTCGTCTTTGGACCCCGCTTCTGCAGAGATAAAGTATGTGTCAGGAGACTTGTCGGGCATCGAGTGAAAGAAAATCCTCTTGAGTGCCTCGAACTGCTTGCGCTCGGTATCATCGAGTGGGTCATCAGCTCTTTGGCCCATCGCGATCACATACTCGATCTGACGATCATCACGACACTTACGGCAAACAGGATTCTCACACCCGCACCGAGTCTGCTCGTGCAGATCAATCAGTTCTTGTAGGACTTGTTGGAAGATATCCATACATCTCACTCACTTTTACACCGTGTACATAATACCATCTTTGACGCGAGCGTTCAATACTCCTACGTCACCGATCACACGGGTATACGAGCGGCCACCGTCAAGGGCACCACCGTCGACTTCAACCAGATCGTGCCGATGTTGAGAATACACGAGCCGATCATCTTCTGTCACACCGCATTTAAATTCATAATCCTCGACGTTTTCGGCGTTAATAATCATCATGCAATCTCTAATACGATCGTAGAACAATCCAAAGTACCGATTACCAAACTCAGGATGTGGTGTATCTCGGTAAAAGATATCGAATGCAATCGCGGCATCACCGAGCGCCGTCGTGCAGACATATCGCACCGGGGCGCCGTCTTTTTCAGTGTAATGCTGAGCAATAGCTTCGATGTTATGAACGGGGCGGTGGTCAAAATCGGTCATCGTCGATCCACTCCACGGGTTCATTATTACGCTCAAACTCTTCGATGATCTGCTCAAAGGTCCAAAGTTCCTCGGTCTCAAAGTCATCGAGCCATTCTGTTAGTCGGTTCCACGAATCAATTTTCATAGGTGGAACGGAGTATTCGTACATTCCATTATAGTATTCTGCCTCATCGAGACCATAGATATCAATCCTCCCGGCCCCGCACGAGACTGTCACTTCTTCGACTTCGATGGGATCACCGACCTGTGCTCGACCCTCCCGAACCGAACGGTCGTACTCGTTGAGTGGGCGCACTCTCATGCCAGTGAACCCACGCTCACGATACCAATCAATATTGATCGGACCCATATAGTTGGTCAAGTAACTAATCATTCGCTAATCAGACCCGGGAATGCGTCAGATACGATCTTCTTGGTCAGGCCCTTGTACTTGCCACTCAGGTCTTTGTCCTTCATCCATACAACGAGCTGCGCTTCCTCTGGATGGAGTGACTCGAGCATCTTGATAAAGATTGTCTCGACCTTTGGGCCGGCTCGCCGACGCTGTGGTGTCGATACAAAGTGCTTGAACTTTTTGAATTGTTTGCGAAGCGTAGAACCCGGGGAATGTGATGATCCGGGGGTGTACGGCGGTGCTCCTTTTGGGAGGTTGAACTTGACATTCTCGTCAAATGATCCCTTTAGGATATCGCGAAGTGCGGGGGTATTGTATCGGCGAAGAACTTCGATCTTCTCTTTCCGGGACGGTGCCTCGGCGACACGGTCTAGGATCTCATGGATATACATGCTCTTGATTTTGTTGATAGCCATTTCATCTCATTCCTTACTGTTATTACAATTGTATAGAATTTTACACCCGTGCTGGGCACTGTGTCAATCGGTGGTATACTCCTCTTTAAGTAACCGGATGTGTGGTCCACGAACGCGACATGATATCCAGTTGTTGTAATAGTCATCTCGGAGTAGCACGTCTCGGGCAAACTGCTCCTTGGCCTCTAGGTATGTAGCCTCGCCCTTTGACCGACAAAGGTACAGGATCGTTCGACGAAAAGAATCGGTCCCATACTCGGCAACATCACTGTTCAGTTCTTCGGAAGACCCGTAGTAATCGCGCCAATCCGAATCGACTTTATATCGCTTTTTCTTTTTATTGACTTGGCGGGTCTTCGAGAACGTAAATCCTTTCTTCCCGATGTATAATCGACCATTCTGTAGATTCTCGATCAGGTACACAAACCCGTGTAATTTAGACAGGTCATGCTCTTGTGGGTCAAACTCTTTTCCTTCGTACCACCATGTCACGACAAATCATCGCCATCGTCGTCATCGTACAGTAGCGAGGGGTCGATGTCATTGTAGTTTTCGATCAACTCAATATCGTCGATCGTCTCTTGTCCACAATGCGGACAGAACCGAGCATCGGCATCTGCCTCTTCAAACTCGACTGTAAATGATACATTACATGCAAAGCATTTATTCATTCCGCGACTCCATTAGTTGTTATGGTCTCGCGGTATTTAGCAACAAAAAAAAGCCCGAGAGCTACTCGGGCGAAAAGGGGGAATGAGGAAATCTCATC